CTCCAAGAATTAGAGATTTGTGGATTTGTAATAGCGATGGACTTGGAACTGACCAAGTTGCTGGTATTTCAACCTTCAACAATAGAAACCTTGCAGATTATGTTGGTTACAGCAGCATTACAACTTACATTACTCTGACTGATAGTGCAATTACTGCAGTCAAGGGAAATGTTTCTATTGCTAGAAGTTCAGTCGATTTCACTTAAATAGTGTAACTCTAAAAATATTATGCCAGATAATGATGTCTACTTAGGTAATCCGTTACTTAAGAAAGCGAATACTAAAATTGAATTTACCTCAGAACAGATTGAGGAATATATTAAGTGTAAGGATGACCCTGTTTACTTTGCACAGAACTATGTCCAGATTGTGACCCTGGACCATGGTTTGCAACCATTCAGGACTTATGATTTCCAAGAGAAGTTAATCACACGATTCCACGAGAACAGATTCAACATCTGTAAGATGCCACGACAGACTGGTAAGTCTACTACTGTGGTGTCCTACTTGTTGCATTATGCTATTTTCAATGACAGTGTAAACATTGGTATTCTGGCAAACAAAGCATCCACTGCCAGAGAACTTTTGGCAAGACTTGCAACAGCATATGAAAACTTGCCCAAATGGATGCAACAGGGCGTGCTAGTATGGAACAAAGGAAACATTGAACTCGAAAATGGCAGTAAGATATTGGCAGCTTCTACATCTGCGAGTGCTGTCCGAGGTATGTCGTTCAACATCCTCTTTCTCGACGAGTTCGCGTTCGTCCCGAATCACATTGCTGACTCGTTCTTTGCCTCTGTTTATCCTACTATTACTTCTGGTAAAAGCACAAAAGTCATCATCGTCTCAACCCCCCACGGGATGAACCACTTCTACCGCATGTGGTATGATGCGGAGAAGGGAAGAAACGAATATGTTCCAACAGATGTTCACTGGTCTGAAGTTCCTGGTAGAGATGATCTCTGGAAAGAACAGACCATCAAGAACACATCTGAACAACAGTTCAAGATTGAGTTTGAGTGTGAATTCCTTGGTTCGATTGACACACTGATTTCTGCTTCCAAGTTGAAGTCACTGGTTTATGAGAAACCAATCGAAAAGAATGACAGTTGTGACATTTATGAGAAACCAAGGTCTGGTAGAGATTACGTTGTAACCGTTGACGTTGCCAGAGGTGTTGGTGGTGACTACTCTGCCTTTGTTGTGGTTGACATTACATCATTCCCACACAAGGTAGTTGCTAAGTACAGAGACAACAATATCAAACCGATGTTGTTCCCAAGTGTCATTTATGAAGTGGCAAAAACTTACAACGAAGCGTTTATTCTTTGTGAAGTGAATGACGTTGGTGACCAGGTTGCCAGCATTCTTCAGTATGACTTGGAATATCAGAATCTTCTGATGTGTTCTATGAGAGGTAGAGCAGGTCAGATTGTTGGACAAGGTTTCTCAGGAAACAAGACACAACTGGGTGTCAAAATGTCCAAGACTGTGAAGAAGGTTGGTTCACTCAACCTCAAGACAATGATTGAGGAGAACAAACTTCTCTTCTGTGACATCGACATCATCTCTGAGATGACAACTTTCATTCAGAAGAACCAATCGTTCGAGGCAGAAGATGGTTGTAATGATGACTTGGCAATGTGTTTGGTTATCTATGCGTGGTTGGTTGCCCAAGATTATTTCAAAGAACTTACTGACCAAGACGTAAGGAAGAGACTCTATGAAGAGCAAAAGAATCAAATTGAACAGGACATGGCTCCTTTTGGTTTTATCTCTGATGGTCTGGACGCTGAGAGTTTTGTGTCTGATGATGGCGACAGATGGTACGCTTCCAAGTCTGATGCGTTTGATGAGTATGGAGTAGCAGCAGGGGGATGGGAACTCTGGGGCAATTACTGATGGACCTCGACGACCAGTTATCTTTAAATCATCTCTTTCTCAATGATAGAAAATGTAGAACTTGTGGTGAGATTAAGAACCTCATTGATGGATTCTACAAGTTGAGAAAAAATAAAGGACAGAATGCTTCTTCCTATTCATATGAATGTAAAGTGTGCTCCATAAGGAGAGCAGTAAAGGACAGAAAAGACAGAAGAATCTTTTCTGATTGGAATTACCCAGATTGGTAGTGCTTATGCGCTGCTTCTGCTCCCAAAACACCCAAATCTCTAAATATTATCAGATAAACTGAGAAACTTTTAGGGAGAAAAACATGGCGACTCCTCAATTATCTCCTGGTGTACTCATCAGGGAAGTTGATCTTACAGTCGGAAGAGCCGAAAACGTTCTCGATAATATTGGTGCTATCGCTGGCCCCTTCTCAATTGGTCCTGTAAACGAGCCAGTTCAGATCAACACCCAGCAGGAGTACATCAATACTTTCGGACAGCCTCTTTCAACTGATCGTCAGTACGAGTACTGGATGACGGGTTCGGAATTCCTGTCATACGGTGGTGTTCTGAAAGTTGTAAGAATTGGTGGTGGTACACTGGCAAACTCCAACGCAGGTGTTGGCATTGCTTCTACTTCATCACTGAGAATCGACAACTACGACGATTACGAAGAGAATCACAGAAACGATACAACCTTCTACTACGCTGCTAGAAACCCTGGTAGATGGGCTCGTTCAATGAAGGTTTGCTTCATTGATAACGCTGCTGACCAAATCATTGGTATTGCTACAACTAACCCAAGTGCTCTTGGTGCTGTTGTTGGTAATGGAGTTACTTCAGCTCTCTCAAGTGTTATTCTTCCTGGTGCTGGAACAACTACTGAGTTTAATGGTTACCTGAAGGGTATCATTACTGGTGTTACAACTGATGCAGTCAACTCCAACTCAACAGTTGAAGTTAAGGTTGTTGCTCGTGTTTCATCCGCTGGAACAACTTATCTGTTGGATTATCAACAGAGCAACCCAGCAGCTGCTTTCGAAGCCAGTGATTCACTGAACTTCGTTAACAGTTCAGGTATTACGACTGGAACTTCTACTGCTTCCTCCATCCTTGATTGGTATGATGAACAGACTTTGGGTCTGACCAACTCAACCATCTATTGGAAGTCTCTGGCTCCTAGACCTGTTTCGAGTAATTATTCATCCAGCAGAAATGGTGGTGGTGATGGTCTCCACGTTGTTGTCGTTGATGACACTGGAACTATTACAGGTATTCAAGGTAACCTCCTTGAGAAGCATCTGAACCTTTCTAAGGCACTTGACGCTTCCGCTGATGGTGAGGCTCCAACCAAGACTTACTATAAGGACTACATCGCCAACGGTTCTGAGCAAATCTGGGCTGGTTATAGTCCCGCCAATGAAGCTGATGCTTATTGGGGTACCGCTCCTCTGGCAACTGGTTTCTCAACCGACTTCGTTGCTTATACAACAGCTGAAGGTATCTGGGGTCAGGAAGCACAAGATGTTCGCTTCAGTGCAGTTGGAAACGTAAGTTACACACTTGGTGGTGGTGAAGATTACCAAGCTGGTGGTGGTATGGACGCCACACTGGGTGATCTGGTAACAGGTTACGGATACTTCGACAACAAAGATGAAATCGAAGTAGATTACATCATCATGGGTCCTGGTTTGAGTGCTGAAACGGATTCACAAGCTAAGGCCAACTATTGTATCTCTATCGCTGAAGGTAGAAAGGATTGTGTGGCTACTATTTCACCACACAGAGCCAACGTTGTTAATGTTTCTAACTCTACAACTCAGACAAACAATCTTCTGAGATACTTCTCTCCTCTGTCAAGTTCCTCTTACGCGGTATTTGATAGTGGTTACAAGTACACTTACGACAGATTTAACAATGAGTTCCGTTACATCCCATGTAATGGTGATACAGCAGGTCTGATGGTTAGAACATCAATTCTGGCTTATCCTTGGTTCTCACCAGCTGGACAACAAAGAGGTGTTCTGAATAACGCTATCAAGTTGGCTTACAACCCCAACAAGGCACAGAGAGACCTTCTCTATCCAGCAAGAGTCAACTCAATCATCAATCAGCCTGGAACTGGAATTGTTCTCTTCGGTGATAAGACAGCTCTTGGTTACTCATCCGCGTTTGACAGAATCAACGTTAGAAGACTGTTCCTGACAGTTGAACAAGCTCTGGAAGGAGCCGCTAACGCACAACTGTTCGAACTCAATGATGTCAACACGAGATCCAATTTCGTCAACATCGTTGAACCTTATCTGAGAGATGTCCAGGCTAAGAGAGGACTTTATGACTTCTTGGTTGTTTGTGATGAGACAAATAACACTCCTGATGTGATTGACAACAATGAATTCAGAGCTGACATCTATCTGAAGCCAACCAAGTCTATCAACTACGTCACCTTGACCTTCGTTGCAACCCGTACTGGAGTTGCCTTCGAAGAAGTTGTTGGAACTGTTTGATCATTACTACATAAACATAGGAGGACCTAACAATGGCTGAGACCAGAACACTCTCACAATTCAAATCAAAACTGGCGGGCGGTGGCGCCCGCTCCAACCTATTCGAAGTTTCAATCCCTTCTTTCCCTTCATCAGTCTCTGATGCTTGGGGAAGTGGAGATGATGCTGAGAATGGAATTTTCAAATTCCTTTGTAAAGCAGCTCAACTGCCAGCATCTACAGTTCAACCCGTGAATGTTCCTTTCAGAGGAAGAATTCTGAAAGTTGCTGGAGACAGAACCTTCGCTGATTGGCAGGTCACTGTTATGAACGATGAGGACTTCAAACTCAGAACTGCATTTGAAAGATGGGCAAACGAAATGTCCAAGTTGGATGATGCCACTGGCGTTTCTAACCCAACTTCTTACATGACTGATGCTTATGTTCAGCAACTCGGAAGAGGTGCTACAACATTCTCCCAAAACAATGATGGTGGAGAATCAGTCATTCTGAGAACCTACAAGTTCTATGACATCTTCCCCACTGAAATCAGTGCTATTGATTTGTCATATGACAATCAAAACGCAAGTCCTGAACAATTCACAGTGAACTTCGCTGTTCAGTACTTCACCATTGGTGATTCACTTCAGTCCAACGGCGGTAACGCTGGAGAGGTTCTGATTCGTTGATAAATAACTAGACAAAAGAGTCTAGTTTCTAATAATGGCTGCGAGATTATTTGGTTTCTCAATTGAAGATGGCGATAAGACTCCGCCTGGCGTAGTGTCTCCAGTCCCACCCAATAATATGGATGGGTCTGAACACTATGTCAGTTCGGGGTTCTTTGGTTCATATGTAGACATCGAAGGTGTTTATAAGAACGAAAACGATTTGATTCGTCGTTATCGTTCTATGTCACTCTACCCAGAGTGCGATAGTGCAATCGAAGATATTGTCAACGAAGCTATCGTTGCTGATACTAACGACACTCCTGTAGCAATCGAGTTGTCGAACCTGAAAGCAAGCGATAACATCAAAAAGAAAATCAGAGAAGAGTTCAGATACATTCTGGAACTTCTTGACTTTGATAAAAAAGCACATGAAATCTTCCGTAACTGGTATATCGACGGAAGACTTTACTATAACAAAGTCATTGACCAAAAGAGACCTCAGGATGGTATTCTGGAACTGAGGTACATTGACGCATCCAAGATGCGTTACATGCGTCAACTGAAAAAGAAAGGAAAGGATAGCGTTCAGGCATTGGAAAGAACAGCAGGTTCAACAAACCCTGCAACTTATAACTTCCCTGACATTGAAGAATACTTTATCTACAATCCAGGTACTTATGATGGCGGACCAGTCAATACTGGTTATAGCGCGGCGCCTACTAAGGCAATCAGAATGACAAGAGATTCTGTCACCTATTGTACTTCTGGTTTGGTTGACAGAAACAAGGGAACAACTTTGTCTTGGATGCACAAGGCAATCAAACCTCTGAACCAGTTGATGATGATTGAGGATTCTCTCGTCATTTATCGTCTGTCAAGAGCACCAGAAAGAAGAATCTTCTATATCGACGTTGGTAATCTGCCCAAGATGAAGGCAGAACAATACCTTCGTGATGTCATGATGCGTTATCGTAACAAGTTGGTTTATGATGCCAACACTGGTGAGATTCGTGACGACAAGAAATTCATGTCGATGATGGAAGACTT